GGGCACTGGCCCTGTGTTCGGCGTCAATGCGCTTAACTTCGGCCTGATTCAGGCTGACGGCTCGACGCCTAAGCCGGCCTATAACAGCTTCTGCAACGTCATCGCGTCCAACACGGTCACGACGCCGGGCGGCTGGCCTGCGATCGCGCGAGCGCTTCCGCTGCCGGTCTATGGATCTGGTGCGCAGGTGTTGAGCCCGCTTACCACGGCGGATAACACGCTGCGGTCGTTCACGATCCCAGGCGGAAGCATGGGGCCGAATACGTCGCTGCGCATTACCGCGCTGTTCACCTGTCCGACGAACGCCAACACCAAGACGTTCCGCGTCAGATGGGGCGGCAACGTCATCTATCAGGCTGCGTTCACGACGACGACGATCACGGTGAACATTGAAACCATCCTTCAAAACCGTGGCGTGCTGAACGCGCAGGTAGGGCAGCCGGTCGCGCTTCTCGGGCCGACGTTCACTGCGGGCCCGATTCAAACGTGGGCGATTGACACGACGGTCGATCAGGTTATCGCGTTCTCGGCTCAGGCCGGCGTCGCAACCGATCAGCTCGCGCTGGAACGCTGCTCAATCGAGCTAATTGGATGAAAACTGGATAAGTGACTATGGCGCGAAAGCCAAAAGACGACCCGAAGGCAAAGATTGTCGCCGAAGCCAAAGAGCGGTTCGCCCGCTGCGAGGAAGCCGAAAGCGACTTTCGCAAGCGCTTCGTTGAGGATTTGAAGTTCGCCAACGGCGACGCCGACAACGGCTGGCAATGGCCTGATGCGATCCGCAACACGCGCGAAGGCGATCAGCGGCCGTGCCTGACGATCAACAAGACGCGTCAGCACAACCTGCAGATCATCAATGACGCGAAGCAGAACAAGCCGAGCGTAAAGACGCTGCCCGTCGACGGTGACGCTGACATTGAGATCGCCAAGATTCTCGACGGCATCGTGCGCCACATCGAATACAACTCGCACGCCGAGATTGTCTACGACACGGCAACGGAATTCGCTGTGCAGGCTGGTCTGGGCTATTGGCGTGTCGTGTGCGAATACGCGCATGACGGCTCGTTCGATCAGGAAATCTTCCTGCGTCGCGTCAAGAACCCGCTGACGGTCTACACCGACCCGGATATGAAGTTCGCCTTCGTGTTCGAGCAGATGAGCAAGACCGAATTCGAGGCGACCTATCCGGGCGAGGAAGCGCAAAGCGTCGTGTTTGGCGACGATTCGACGGGTAACGACTGGATCAGCAAGGACAAGATCCGCGTGTGCGAGTATTTCCGCAAGACGCACAAGACCGACACGCTGATCAATCACCCGATCAACGGCCCGATGATGCTGTCGGAAGTCGAGGATCCGGAAGAACGCAAGGTCATCGAGAACGATCCGAGCGTGCAGAAGCGCCCGGTGAGCCAGCCGCAAATCACTTGGTATCTGATTGCCGGCGACAAGATCATCGACGAAAAGCCGTGGGCGGGGCGCTATATCCCGATCGTGCGCGTCATCGGCGAAGAGATTGTGATCGACGGCAAGGTGGAGCGCAAAGGCCACACGCGCAACCAGAAAGACGCGCAGCGCATGTACAACTACATGTCAAGCGCCAACGTCGAATACATCGCGCTTCAGACGAAAACGCCATTCGTCGGCCCGGCCGCAGCGTTCGAGGGATACGAGAGCCAGTGGGCGAACGCGAACAAGGACAACCTGCCATATCTGCCCTACAACGCGTGGGACGAGTCGGGGCAGCCTATCGAGCGTCCGCAGCGCGAGCAGCCGCCTGTAGGCGCTTCTGCGTACCTGCAAGGCATGCAGACGGCGCAGCAAGAACTGATGATGACGACCGGCCAATATCAGGAGCAGTTCGGCCAGCAGTCGAACGCTCAGGCAGGCGTCGCCATTCAGGCGCGGCAACGGCAGGGCGACCGTGCAACGTATCACTTCATCGACAACGTTGCTCGAGCAATTCGCTACACCGGCCGCATCCTGATTGACCTTATCCCGAAGATTTACGACACGCAGCGCGTGATCCGCATCATCGGCGAGGACGGCACGGAGACATTTGCGCAGTTCAACCCGGATCAGCAACACCCGGTCGGATTGCCTGACGGACAGCCGGCGCCGCCTGAGAGCGAGCGCGATCACCTGAAGGACGTCGCGCTGATCTACAACCCTGGCATCGGCCGCTATGACGTGACGGTCGAAGTCGGCCCGAACTACGAGACGCGCAGGCAGGAAGCGTTCAACGCGCTCACGCAGATCATGAGCCAGGATCAGGAACTGATGAAGGTTGCCGGCGACCTGCTGTTCAAGGCTGCTGACTTCCCGATGGCTGATGAAGTGGCTGAACGTCTGCATCGCACGATCTCTCCGGCGATCTTGGGCGAAGGTCCGAGCCCGCAAGAGCAGGACATGCAGCAGAAGATGCAGCAGATGGGCCAGATGATCGAGCACTTGACGCAGGAACTGCAGAACGCGAAGCAGGGCAGTGATGCGCAGGAAATCAGCATCAAAGCCTACGACAGCGAAACCAAGCGCCTGCAAGCGCTCGGCCAGCCGCTCGATCCTCAAGTCGTGGCGCACGTCGCAACGCAAGTCGTCATGCAGATGATGCAGACCGGCTCGCCGGAAGGTGCGCCGCAAGGCGAACCACCGCCTGACCCATCGCAGCAGATGCAACAACAACCGAGCCCGCCTAGTGCGGGTTTTTCTTTGCCCGCTCAATAAGGAACAAGAATGCCCGGCTACATCGGAATTTTGCAGGACGCGTCGAACGCGACGCCCGTAAGCACGCTGTTCGTCATCCGCCAAACCCTCACGCCCGCATCGGTCGGCGCCAACACCAGCGCTGAGCAGACGTTCGCCGTCCCCGGCTTGCAGCTCGGCGACTCGATCGACATCAACAAGGCGTCGCACCAGACCGGCCTGTCGATCGGCAACGTGCGCGTGTCCGCGGCAAACACGCTGGCGATCCAGTTCGTGAACACGACCGGCAGCCCGATTGTGCCGACGGCAGAGCAATACATCATCGGCGGCCAGCGCTAAACCGAATTCGCATTAACCACCGTACCGGCGCGGCATCACCGGGCTAAATCCTTGGACTCGTCCATGCAAATCGAAGAAAACGCAGCACCGCAACAAGAAAACGTCACGCCTACGGAGCAGGAACAGGCGCAACAGCCCGCAGAAGTAAGCACGGAACCGGGCGCCGAGCAAACCGCAGCAGCAGTCGAGCAGCCGCAGCAGGAAAAGCCCAAAAGTGACTGGGTCCAACGGCGTATCGACCAGCTTACGCGCGAGAAACACGAGGCACTTCGACGCGCAGCAGACGCAGAAGCGCGATACAGCCAGGGTCAACCGCCAGCCGAGCAGAACAACGGCCAGCCGATGACGCCTGACCAGATCCGCGCCGAGGCGAAGAAGCTCATTCAGCAAGAAAAGTTCGACGCCGACTGCAACAAGGTTTTCGAGTCTGGCGCGACTGAGTACGGCCGCGAATGGGATTCGTCGCTTCGCACGTTCCAGATGCTAGGCGGCGCATCGCCTGACTTCCTGGAAGCCGTCACTGCGATGGATCACGGCCACAAGGTGCTTCACGCACTCGGCCAAGACCCCGAAGCCGCTGAACGTCTGTTGTCTCTCCCCCCGTTGCGCATGGCGCTTGAACTGGCCCGCCTTGAGGCGAAGGTCGGTCAAGCCACTCCCCCGAAACAAGTTTCCAAGGCGCCCGCACCGATTACCCCGGTTGGCGGGAAGTCCGCGCCAGTCGAGCCCGCTGAGTTCGGGTCGACGGCCGAGTACATCGCCTGGAAGAAACGAAACAAAGGCTGATAAATGGCAAATACGCTTCTCACCCCGACCAAGATTCTCGACGAATCGCTGATGATTCTTGAGAACAACCTGACGTTCTCCTCGCGCATCAACCGCGAATACAGCAAGGAATTCGCTGTCAGCGGCGCGAAGATCGGCTCGACCGTCAACGCACGTAAGCCGAACCGCTTTGTCGGTACGACCGGCCCGGCACTGAACCTCGAAAACGTGAACGAAACTTCGGTTCCGATCACGCTGACGACTCAGTTTCACGTTGACTTCACGTTCAGCTCGCAAGAACTGACGCTGGTTGTCGACGAATTCGCCGATCGCTACATCAAGCCGGCAATGGCGACGATCGCCAACAAAATCGACTTCGACGGCCTCGCGCTCGCGGGCAACGTTGCAAACAGCATCGGCACGGTCGGCACCACGCCGAACGACATCTCGGTTCTGCTGAATGCGGGCGTCAAGCTCGATAACGAAGCGGCGCCGCGCGATGGTCAGCGCACCGTCGTGTGGGATCCGGCGACGAACGGCTCGATGGTCAAGGCTGCTGCTGGCCTGTTCAACCCGTCGAACAAGGTCGGCGCGCAGTATGAGTCGGGCATCTTCTCGCCGTCAGGCCTCGGCTTCGACATCGGCATGGATCAGAACGTGAACGTGTTCACGACTGGCACGCGCACCAACGGCACCGTTTCCGGCGCAGGTCAAACCGGTTCGTCGCTGCTCGTGACGGGCCTGGGCGCTGCTGCCACGGTCAAGAAGGGCGATGTGTTCACGATCGCGGGCGTGTTCGGCGTCAACCCGCAGAACCGCCAGACGACCGGCGTGTTGCGCCAGTTCGTCGTGACGGCTGACGCAACGGCCGACGGCTCGGGCAACGCAACGCTCGCGATCTTCCCGGCGATCAACACCGCGGCATCGAACCAGCAGTATCAGACGGTTTCGGCTGGCCCGGCGAACGCGGCCGTGGTGACGTGGGACGTCGTTGCATCGACGCAATACAGCGCGAACCTCGGCTATCACAAGGATGCTTTCACGCTCGTGACGGCTGACTTGGAAGATGTCGCGCAGTACGGCGCATGGGGCGCTCGCCGCATGCACAAGGGCATTTCGATGCGTATCAGCCGCCAGTACGCGATCGGCACGGATACGGTGCCGTGTCGAATTGATGTCTTGTACGGCTATAGCGCGATTTACCCGGAATTGGCTACCAAAATCATTAGGTAAGCATGCCGCTGATCCAGCAATCGAACCCCTCTTCGGAGGGGTTTTTTCATTCTGAGGGCTCGATGGCATACGAAGAGTTTCCGAAGTGGGTCACTGGCCCCGATGGCGCGCAGAAGATCGTCAACAGCGCCGACGAACAGGCCGCGCTCGGCGATGGATGGATCGTGCCCGCATACGTGCCGCCTGTGCCGCGCGAAGAATCCCCCGAATTTGTCGCTTATCCAAAGTGGATCGGCGACCAGCTTGTGCAATCGGCTGAAGAAGAAGCAGCGCTGCTCGGCTCCGATAGCGAGGACGAGCGCGAAGCACTGATCCAGATCGCCGCCGAAAAGGGCGTGAAGATCGATAAACGTTGGTCCGACGACAAGATTCGGGCCGCACTTGAGGCTGCTTGATGGCTACGACCGCGCTTGATCTCATTACGCTTGCGTTGAAAGACATCGGCGCGCTCGGCATCGGGCAGTCGATCTCTGCCGACGACACTGCGGACGCGCTCGCTACGCTGAACATGATGCTCGGTCAGTGGCAGGGCGAACGCCTGAGCGTCTATCACCTGGTGGATACCGCCATCCCGTCGACCGGCGCGCAGTCCTACACCGTCGGCACAGGCGGCAATTTCAACATTCAGCGGCCGATTGCGATCAATGCGGCATATGCGCGCCTGAACGCGGGCAGCGCAACGCCGATCGATTACCCGGTGACGATCATCGACGCGCGCGAGGACTATGCGCGCATCGCTCTGAAGGCGCTGCAATCCTTCCCGTCGTATGCGTATTACGACCCGGCATATCCGCTCGGCAACCTGATTTTCTACCCGGTTCCGAACAACACGTTCGAGCTGCACATCGTGACGATGGAAGCGCTGCCGCAGTTCGCCACGCCGGCAACGGTCATCAACCTGCCGCCTGAGTACATGACGGCGATTCGCTACAACCTGGCGATGTTTCTGGCCCCGTCGTATCAGATCGACCCGCAGCGCACGCTGATCGGCCTTGCGGTGAACGCCAAGCGCATCGTGAAGCGAATGAACACGAGCATCCAAGCCATGACGATGCCGCGCGGGCTCGGCTCGAAACAGCGGTTCAATATTTATGCGGACCGCCCTTACTAGGTAAAAATAAATGCGAATCCCGCTCACGTCCGGCGCATACATGGCGCGCAGCGTAATTGCCAACGCGCAGCGCTGCGTGAACCTGTACGTCGAGTCGAACCCGCAAGACTCTCCATCGCCGACGACGCATTACCCGACGCCGGGTCTCACGCTCGCATCGACGCCGCCGATCGTGGCCGAAAGCCGCTGCATCTACACCGCCAGCAATGGCAACCGATACGAAGTCGTCGGCTCGAATCTGTACTTTGTCGACGCCTCGCTGACATACAACCTGCTCGGCGCGCTCTCGACGTCAAGCGGCCCGGTGGCGATG